GGCAGTTGCACCTGGCTACCGATCTACAGTAACAAGTTAAGCGGCATAAGCAAAGCAGATGGTATAGGCTGCGGTGTAATGATGATTAAAGCAAGCGTATTTAAAAAATTAGAAGAACCTTACTTTTACTTTGAGCAGTTGCCAAACAATAAACTGTTAGGCGAGGACATATACTTCTGTATAAAAGCAAAAGACGCAGGGATTGATACTTGGGTAGACCATGATTTATCTATGGGGATAAAGCACATAGGTCAATATAGTTATAGCTGGGAAAACATAGAGAAAACATAATGGGTTATACAAACTACACAGATTTGCAGGCTTCTGTTGCTGGTTATCTAGGCCGTAGCGACTTGTCGGCACAGATTCCTGACTTCATTCGCTTTGCAGAGATTCGCCTGGCAAGAGAGTTGCGTACTCGTTTAATGCTCAAGTCGGCCACAGCGCCAACAGTAGCGGCAGATGCACGAGTAGCTTTACCTACCGACTTCTTAGAGATTCGTGACTTATTCGTGCAGGGAAACCCTCGGATGCCAGTAACCTATCTGTCACCTAGCGCCTTCACAAGAGATGCTAGGGCAGATGAGTCTGGCTTGCCTGTGTTTTATACCGTACTTGCCTCAGAGTTTCAGTTTGCGCCACAGCCTGACACAGTATATACATTAGAGATTTTGTACTATGCAAAGCCTACGGTATTGTCTAGCGCAAACCCATCTAATGTATTTTTGGCTAACTATCCTGATGCCCTGCTGTATGGCGCATTGCTTGAAGCAGAGCCTTACTTAATTAACGATGCTAGATCGCAAACATGGGCAACCCTGTACGACAGAGCAGTTAAGAACATTTCCGATGCAGACCAAGGTGGCGAGTATTCGGGCATTCCCTTACAAATGAAACTTACCTCACGATAGGACTATCATGGCTGAAATCTCAAACTACCTTGAAAATGCGCTGATTAACGCTACTTTAAGAAACACATCGTACACATCGCCTGCGGCAGTTTATATCAGCTTACATACTGCTGATCCTACTGATGCTGGATCAGGCACAGAAGTTAGTGGTGGCTCGTATATTCGCCAGTCAGCTACTTTTGGCGCACCTAGCAACGGTGTATCAACAACGACTGCTGATGTTACTTTCCCACAAGCCACAGGCAACTGGGGAACGATTGGCTGGATCGGTATTTGGGATGCACAGACAACTGGCAACCTTTTGTACCATACCGCCTTGGATGCGTCTAAAGCAATTGATACAGGCGATATTTTCAAGATTGCATCAGGCAGCCTGACCGTCACTTTGGCGTAATGAGCAATGCCAGCCGATTATTGTGGCCCGTTCACAATAGATGATATTGATCTCTTTGGAACGCTGGAGCAGATAAATGTTAGCTTTGATGACCCAATTTGGAACTCAGCAGATACCTGTATCCGTTACGCTGATGGCGCTGTTGCTGGAACTGGTAATGTAAACGCTAACGCTTTTGCAATACGAAACGCAGAAGGCGCAATAACCGGAACAGGTACAGTAGTTGCAGATAGCATTAGGACTCGGACAAGCTCTGGCGCAATAAACGGAGCAGCAACAGTAGTGGCTGATGGTTTTGCTATTCGCAATGCTGAAGGCAGCATTACAGGTAGCGCTACAGTAGCGGCTAATGGTACAAGAGTACGAGTAGGAACAGGGTTAATTACAGGCTTTGGTACAGTAAATGCTAATGGCTTTGCTATACGAGGTGGAGTTGCAAGCGTAACAGGCTCGGCAGAAGTAACGGCAGCTTGTCAGCGCATAAGACTGTTTGAAGGCGCTATAACAGGCACAGGAACGGTTGTTGCAGATGCGATAAGGCTACGCCTTGGCTCAGGTCAAATAAACGGCACAGCAACGGTTACAGCCCTTGGTGGGGTGCAATATAGCGGAGAAGCTAGTGTAAACGGTATAGCTACAGTAAATGCTAATGCGATTGCGGTATTTTCTGCGATTGGCTCTGTAAACGGTAACGCTACAGTAGTTTGCTTAGGTCGAATACTTGGCGATGAGTGGGCAGACGAAACAGCAGGAACGGAAAGCTGGACACCAGAAACACCATCTACAGATACATGGGTAGATGCTAGTGCCGAATCAACAAGCTGGAATGATGTACCTGCAAATAATCCAAGCTGGACAGATAAATCTATTGGGAATCAGACATGGCAATAAGTAGAGTTACTTTTGGGGAATGGACTCCAGACCAGCCAGGATTAACAAACGGCTTGCAACGAGCAGACAATGTATTTGCTAAGGCCGTAGGCTATGGATCTATTAACGCAGCAGAGGATTATTCTGCGGCTGCATCAGAAAACCTAAACAATGTCGTGGCTGCTAGAACTACTGCTACAGGCGTTACGGTAGTATTTGCTGGCGGTGCAACAAAGCTATTTAAGTTAGATACCAG